CTATAACGGCACTACCTATTCTTCACCCTTATTTAGTTTTATTCAAAATGGAGTTTCTACTTTGGGGGAAAGTGCCCAAATCCAATTAGACGATCTTAATGGTTTTGTGGGTCTTAACATAACTCCTGTTGAAAAAGTACACATAAACGCAGATCCCAGTGAGGGTAATTATCTCCGAATTGATGCCCCCCAACTCTCTAACTCCCCACCTTTATCTCTAACCACCCCTGATACCGGATACGGTATTACTACTAATAAATACTATTTAGCAGAACCCGATTATTGGATGGAAATAAAACTTGTAACCAATACAGTCCTTATCCCGTGCTATTTACCTGCCTAATATGTTTCTTAAACCCACACCCGAACTCCTTCAACAAATTAAAGACAGTGGTAAACCCATTATCCAAATTACTATGGAAGAATTTCAACAAATAGCATCTAAAGGCAAATTACTAACTAACGAAGAAGCAAAAGAAAAATTAAAAACACATAAACTTAAATAAAATGGAATATATAAGAGAATTACACTTATTTGTTCAAGCTAACGGATGGGAATTTATTCGTAGTGAACAATCGTGGGTCCCTTTTTTAGAATGGGTACGAACCGAATACCCAAATGACGATACATTAGAAAAAGCAACAGAAATAATAAACAATTACCAACCTGAATAAAATAATTTGGAAAAACAAACATAGTTTTGTATATTAAAACAAAAGTTATGTTTAAATGTTTTGGTTAATTGAAAATAAACAACAATTAAAACAATTTGCTGTTCGAAATCTAAGCGAAATATTCGTTGAGATAATTCCATACTCACCTTTTACTCACCCGGCTGAATCGTCAATTAGCTGCATTTACATCCGTCCTATAAATCACTACAAAGGATACCTAATACCAATATAAAATATATGTAAAAGACAAAAAAGAATTTTTACATTATTTTCCATTACGCAATGCAGTTGACCTCACCCTCCTCAACCCTACGTATATACAACTCACCGCCGCTCACGAATTTTTATACCAAAAATACCCAACCCACCCAAGTGTAAACACACTAGTACCAATAGTTAAACACTACGAGTATTGTGAATCGCTGTTTGAGGAATTAGAACATTTAATAGAACAGCCCGTAAACGAATTTTACAACCACAAAGCCACTTGGGTATTTTACGGTATAGAACAATCCGGTTTATTTGTGGATAATAGTGTTTATAACCAACATTTTAATCAAGACATACAAACCGACGTAGTTTACACTCAATACAATTTTAAGACATTAACAACGCGTCCTTCCAATACATTTAACGGTATTAATTACGCTGCCCTTAATAAAGAGAATGGATGTCGCAGTTCATTTATCCCCCGCAACACAAAACTTGTTGAATTTGATATTTCGGCTTACCACCCTACTTTAGTAGGTTGGCTTATAAATTACGATTCAATTGATTTTTCTAATTTCTATTCCGCAATTAGTAAAGAAATGGGCATTAGCGAATCACAAGCCAAAGAATCTACATTTAGACAATTATACGGGGGCATACAAAAAGAATATGAAAATATTGAATACTTTAGTAAAACCAAAAAATATATATACGATATCTGGGAGGAGTTTAATAACTCGGGGCAAGTTATTGTGCCAATTTCGGGTTATTGCTTTAAAAAAGACAAGTTGGATAACATGAACCCACAAAAATTGTTCAACTATATACTACAAAATTTGGAAACTTCGTATAATATATGTATATTGTGGGAGATTTTTAAAATATTAAAAGGAAAAAATACAAAATTAGTTATGTATACTTACGATGCTTTTTTGTTTGATTGGGATAGTAAAGAAGTGGATATATTGTACCAAATCGAAAACATTTTAAGTGCAAACAATTTGCATTATAAGGTAAAAAACGGGAAAAATTATGATTTTTAACACATCTTACGATATGTATAGTATGGACAGTACCTTAAACTATACAGATTTGAATAATAAATTATTTTGTACTTTTACTACCCCCCTTGAATTGGAGGGTTTAGTAAACTCTATATCGAATTCTTATTCGATAATGTACAATAAAATATTTGTACTTGAAGTTAAGGACAGTAACGAATATGTCTTAACTTATAATACCGAGCACGGAAACATAAGTTATATCCCACAAAACACAATTTTGGTTCACAGGAAAAAGGATTCAAATACATTATATACTATTAATGCTTTGAATGAATTAATTAAAAGTTTAAATGGGGGTGTTGTAGATACCAATTATAGAATAGACTGGCAACACTATAAAAACACAATTTTGTTAACCCAACAAAATGAATTAAGGCAGTTAAGAACAAAAATTTTTAAGATTGTTGAACTTTGATTTGGCTTTTTAAAAATTAGTTATTATATTCAATCATAAACCAAATAAAATTTTAAAGTTATGGATTTAAAAGCAATCAAACAGCGTCTTAATCAGATGCAAAAAACTAGTCAAACTAGTGAAGAACGCAAATCTATGTTTTGGAAGCCCACAATTGGCAAGCAAACTATTCGTGTAGTGCCTTCAAAACATAACCCAGCAATGCCCTTTAGTGAAATTTTCTTTCATTACGACATTGATAAGCCCGTTATGGTTTCACCAATTAATTGGGGAGATAAAGACCCAATTGTAGAGTTTGCAGCTCAATTGAAGAAGACCAACGATAAGGAAAATTGGAGATTAGCTAAAAAAATTGAGCCAAAAGCTCGTTATTTTGCTCCTATCATTGTCCGTGGTGAAGAAGATAAGGGTGTTCGTTTGTGGCAATTCGGTAAGGAAACCTATGAAGCATTTTTACAGCTTGCTGTGGATGAAGAAGTAGGTGACTATACTGACCTCAATGAAGGTCGCGATATTAAATTAGTTACAGTTGGTCCCGAATCAACAGGCACTAAATATAATCGCACTACTATTAGTCCTTCAATGAAAAACAGTGAATTAGGTAGTGCTGATCAAGTGAGAGCTTGGTTGGAAAACCAACCTAACCCTAAAGATTTGTTCAAACCATTCTCATTCGATGAAATGAAAACTGCTCTTCAAAATTGGTTAAGCCCAAATGAAGAAAGTGAGACGGTTGTCGAAGAAGAAAAAGAACAAGCGCCTAAAACGAATTATTCACTAAATACTTCCTCTGCTAATGTTAAGCAATCTAAACTAGATAAGTTTAACGATATTTTTGAAGAGGACAGTGACATGCCGTTTTAATTATGGCTAGAAAGCGCGATGAATCTTTAGCAGAGGCAGTATCTGCCGAGCTAAAATCGAATTTTAACCTTGATAAATTTAAGGATAAGAAGGGGTTAACAGGTAATGTTAAATTTAAGCCCCAAAAATGGGTCCCGCTTTCTTCTGCGTTCCAAGAAGTAACCTCTGTGCCCGGTATCCCAACTGGTCATATTGTGTTACTTCGAGGGCACAGTGATACAGGTAAAACCACAGCGTTAATTGAAGCTGCTGTTAATGCCCAAAAATCAAAAATATTACCTGTGTTTATTACCACAGAAATGAAATGGTCTTGGGAACACGTTAAACAAATGGGCCTTGAAGTTAATGAGGTGGTTGACGAGGAAACAGGTGAAGTTACTGATTATAATGGGTTTTTTATATATGCTGACCGAGAAACTATACATACTATTGAAGATGTAGCAGCATTTATTTTAGATTTATTAGACGAGCAGAAAAAAGGTAATTTACCGTATGATTTAATGTTTCTATGGGATTCAATTGGGTCCGTGCCCTGTGAATTATCGGTTCGTTCAAACAAAAATAACAACGAATGGAACGCAGGTGCTATGTCAACCCAATTTGGTAATAATGTAAATCAACGTATTACATTGTCTCGTAAGGAAAGTTACCCATACACCAATACTTTGGTTTGTATCAATAAAGTATGGACAGCTAAAGCTGAAACCCCAATGAGCCAACCCAAACTTATGAATAAGGGTGGATTTGCAATGTGGTTTGATGCTACTTTTGTAATTACCTTTGGTAATGTATCAAATGCCGGAACTAGCAAAATTAAAGCTATTAAAGATGGTAAACAAGTAGAATTTGCTAAGCGTACTAAAATTCAAATTGATAAAAACCATATTAACGGTATTACTACAAGAGGTAATATTATCATGACCCCTCACGGTTTTATTAATGATAGTGAAAAGGAAATTAAATCCTATAAAGACTCACACGCCAAAGAATGGAGTGCGATACTCGGTGGACTAGACTTTGATATCATTGAAGAAAATGATACATTTATAGATACAACCGAATACACAAACGAGCCAGATTAATATGGAAAAGAAAGATTTATTACAACTCCTTGACAATGTAGTTGAGGAGAATGAAACAGAATCCTTAGAAAAACACGATCGTGTGCTTTTAATTGATGGGCTAAATTTATTTTTTAGAAATTTTGCTATGTTAAAGTTCATTAATGAAGAAGGAATACACGTAGGTGGTTTAGGTGGGTTTTTACGCTCCCTAGGATTCTTAATAAATCATATTAATCCAACCTCAGTTTATGTAGTATTTGACGGAGTAGGTTCCACGGTAAACCGTAGGAATCTACTCCCCGAATACAAAGAAAATCGTAATATATCTCGTATTACAAACTGGGATATGTTTGATTCATTAGAAGATGAAAATGAAGCTAAAGTAAACCAAATTGTTCGTTTAATACATTATTTAAAATGTTTACCTGTTAAAACTATATCAATAGATAAACTAGAGGCAGACGATATTATAGCGTATTTATCTAAAAAACTAAGTACAGATTATAATTCTAAAGTATTTATAGTATCTAGTGATAAAGATTTTATACAATTGATAAACGATAAAATAGTTGTATATCGCCCTGTAGAAAAAGAATATTATACACAAAGTACTGTTAAAGAAAGATTTGGTATTCCTGCTTCTAATTTTACGATATACAAAACTTTATTAGGAGATGCGTCTGATAAAGTTAAAGGGATTAAAGGTTTAGGAGATAAAGGCATACTTAAGAAATTTCCTGAACTAGCCGAACGTACTCTTACTTTGGACGATATTTTTGATATATGTAAACACAAAATGAAAGAACACATTGTTTATTCAAGAATATTATTTGAAGAAGCTAACTTAAGACGCAATTACAAAGTTATGGATTTACATAATCCTATGGTAAGTGAAAAGGAAATTGATTATTTAAATCAAGAAATTGAAAATCATGTACCTAAACTTGATTTTCTTAAGTATTATCACGAAGACGGATTACGTCACATAATTAAAAATGTTGACTATTGGATCCAATCCACATTTAATAAATTAATAAGTTATAATAAAGAGTTATATGACACTAAAATCAATCAATGAATATGGCGCAGGTTTCCAAATTAAAGTACTTGCCGCGTTATTAAACCATAAAAGTTTTTTAACCAACATATATGATATAATAAGCGATGAATACTTTGAATCTCAGGCCCACAAGTGGATAATCAAAGAAATATTAAAATATTATAGCAAATATCATACAACTCCTTCTTTAGAAGTACTTAAAGTAGAATTAAAAAAAGTACAAAATGAAGTTTTACAAATTTCTATTAAAGATCTGTTGCGTGAAGCTTATAAAGAATCAGATGATTTGGCATATGTTGAAGAAGAATTTTCTACATTTTGTAAAAATCAAATGCTTAAAAAAGCATTGTTGCAATCAGTAGACTTATTACAAGCGGGTGATTATGATTCTATTAAATTTATGATTGAAGCTGCTATGAAAGCAGGACAAGACAAAAATATTGGACATGAATACAATAAAGATTTGGAATCACGTTATAGAGAAGAACACAGAACTATTGTTCCTACTCCTTGGGAAGTATTTAATGAACTATTACAAGGGGGGTTGGGAAATGGAGATTTTGGCTTGGTATTTGGTAATCCTGGAGGTGGTAAATCTTGGGCATTAGTAGCATTAGGTGCCTATGCTATAAAATTGGGATATAATGTTATACATTACACATTAGAACTAGGTGAAGAGTATGTAGGTAGAAGATACGATGCTTATTTTTCAAATATACCTGTTAATTTAGTAATAGCTAATAAAGATAAGGTAACCCAATCTACCGAAGAATTAAAAGGCCAATTAATTATTAAAGAATATTCACCAGGTAAAGCATCAATATCTACTCTTGAAGCACACATCAAAAAATGTATTGATCTAGAATTTAAGCCTGATCTGATTATTATAGACTATGTAGATCTTCTTCGTTCTAAAAAGTTAAATCGTGAGCGTAAGGACGAAATTGATGATATTTATATTAGTACTAAAGGATTAGCTCGCGAATTAAACTTACCAATTTGGTCAGTATCACAAGTTAATCGTGCAGGTGCACAAGATGATATTATTGAAGGTCATAAAGCCGCGGGATCATATGATAAAATTATGATTACTGACTTTGCGGCCTCTTTAAGTCGTAAACGCGAAGATAAAGTAAATGGAACAGGACGATGGCACATTATGAAAAATAGATACGGAATGGATGGATTAACATACGGAGCTAGAATAGATACTTCTACAGGGCATTTTGAAATAATTACAGATGCTGAATTAGAAGATTTAACTCCTACTCAACCCCAAAGATTCCAGTCAGGCGTTACAGACCAAGACAAAGAAGCTTTAAGACAGCACAGTAATTTCTTTTTAAAATAAATGTATAATGATAACTGAACCACGAATATTTTATAAACCATTCGAATACCAAACCGCATTTGAATATTACAAAAATCAACACCGAGCACATTGGCTAGCTGATGAGATACCTTTGGCGTCTGATTTAAACGATTGGAAACTTAAATTAACCGAATCTGAAAAGAACCTTATAGGTAATATTTTAAAATCATTTGCCCAAACCGAGGTTCACGTAAATGATTATTGGTCAACCAAAGTATCTATTTGGTTTCCAAAACCTGAAATACAAGCCATGGCTCGTGCGTTTGCTGATTTTGAAAGCATACACGCTGAAGCTTATGCTCGATTAAATGAAGAACTTGGTTTAGATAACTTTCAAGCATTCTTAGAAGACGAAGCATCAAAAGCCAAAATTGAAAGATTGATTGAAGTACCTGGCGAATCGCTAGAAGAAAGAGCACTATCCTTAGCCATCTTCTCAGCCTTTACAGAAGGTGTAAACCTATTTAGTTCATTTGCTGTATTAATGTCGTTTCAACTTCGCAATCTAATGAAAGGTACTGCACAGATTGTAGAGTGGAGTGTAAGAGATGAATCATTACATTCACAAGCCGGATGTTGGTTATTTAGGACTTTGCTTCAAGAGCAACCACATTTAGATACCAATAGTATGAGAGATAAAGTTATTGAAGCTTGCCACCTGTCAGTTCAATTAGAATTTGATTTTATTGACAAAGCATTTGAGATGGGTAATATTGAAGGTTTAACCAAGGAACAGCTCAAAAACTATATTAAAGCAAGAGCAAATGAAAAAATGGTTGAACTTGGATATAAAGCAATTTATAACGATATTGACCCTAATTTATTAAAACAAATTGAATGGTTTGGGCATTTAACATCAGGAAAATCACATCAAGATTTCTTTGCTCAACGCCCAACAAATTATGCAAAGTCAACAGCTGATTGGAGTGATTTATAAATTTACAGGTATGGACGAAAAAATAATATATAAAATTGAAATCCTTCAACTTATTGAATCTAAATACAATATTGAAATAAAAGACGAAGAAGTTGAAAACATATTAACTTTAGAAGACTTAATTGAATTGATAAAAATAAAAAAAATTTATGAATATACGGGAGATAAAAAAACAATATCCATTTCTTCAAAAATGGAGTGATACTCACGCTTGGGAATTGTATAAAAAAATTCAACCAATAAATGAATTTTTAAAAACAATTGACTCAACAACAACTATTACTCAATTGCAAAAACAAATTGGGCCTAAAATAGAAGTATCTGAAGCTAATGATTCTACTATTGACATAGAATTTGATATTTTAGATAAGGATATCTTAAATAGAGTAAATAAATTTATGGAAACTTATGGGTGGTACCCGTCTTTTATAGGAGGTTATACTAAAAATGCTGGCAAGTATTCAAGCAATTTGGAAAAATTTATAGGTAAAAAAAATGTAGACATAAAATATGAAGCTAAATATGGTAAAGAAGATGAATTTATAAGAAAAAACCCTACAGCGTTCCATATTACCTCAAATATTAATTTACCAAAAATATTAAAATATGGTTTAACTCCAAAAACAAAAAGCAAATTATCAAACCATCCTGAAAGGATTTATTTGGTTTCTAATGTAGAATTAGATGAATTAGAAGAATTAGCTCAAGCTTTGTGGAAAGCAAGTTCTAATAAAGATAGTATAGAATCAATGTATATATTAGAAATAGATTTATCCAAAATTCCCAATCACAAATTTTACGACGATCCTAATTTTTTTATGGGAGACGGAGCATTTACAGAACAAAACATCCCCCCTTCAGCTATTGAAGTTTTATATAAAATAAACCAACTTTATTTATGAGTATACAAGTAGACACAACCCATTGGGTTAAAGATACATAAGGGATAATCTTTCTCAATATGTATGATAAAACACAATTATGAAAACTTGCACTAAATGTAATATTGAAAAAGAATTAATTGAATT